ACACCAAAAGCCAAAGTCCCGCTCTACCCAGGTCCTTACTCTTCTTTCTTTTTCTGCTTTCATGTTTCCCATCCTCCGCCCCGGCGCTCTGCCTGGCCACCCGCGGGTTTTACCTCTATTATACACGGTTATATGCGTTTGTCAAGTTTTATTCTACTGTCCCTAAACCCGTGCCAGTCCAGCGTTTCAGGCCCGTGTTACGATTATGACAAATCGTGCTACGATTAAGTTACACACAACTAAACCCTAACAAGCCCGTCAGTCCTATATCTGGACGAATCGTGCCACGAACTACAGCCAAACATACTATTAATGGTAGGTTTTACTTACTATCACTTACTATCGGTAACACGGAAAGGAAAGTAAGGAATGAAAAGTAAGGAATGAAAAGTAAAACTCCTAATTCACTAAACAAGGGATCAGTGAATCCCAAGTAAGTCTATCGGGATACTTGGGTATAGCCCACGGCACCATCAGCCAGTTCACAAAGTGATATCTGATATCATGTATCTGATATCACTTTGTGCGATTTCCGCACACCTAGGTAGCACGTCATCCCGGAAGGTGAGTGTCCCATAATTATGCGTCTTTCCCTCCACTTCGGCAATACTTTAATTATATCGGCATGTTGATCAGTGGCACGATGGGGCAGGTAAGTTTACATATATATTATTATGGGATGCAGTACCCCTTCCTTCCTTGCCCGGTTCGATCCAGTGGAAGGACAGTATCGTCTAGTACTCGTTTTCGCCGTTCAAGTGGAGGAAGATATTCACCAGCTTCGGCCTTCGATCCGCCCTCAAGAAAAAGCATTCTTTTTTTCGACCCAGCCCCATGACCCGGATTTACAGATGCCAGGGGTAGTAGATTCTTTTACCTCCCTTCCTCACGTTACTGACGTTTTATATAATTTTACAGGATTCCTTCCTTTCCTTACTTTCCTTACCTTCCTTTCCTTACTTTTCTTTCCTTACTTCCCCCCCCCTCCCTTTCATATTCCTTCCCCTTCACAAAACCTTTCGTTGCAGAATTTTAAAAAATCCCTGTAATTTTTATTGATGTGGTTAGACATTTATGGTATAGGATTTTCCATGCCTTTTCCATGCCATTAGATCCGGATTTCTGGAGGTGATCGAGAGGTGAGTGTTGAGAGGTTGGAGGGGATTTTTCCATGCCATTAGATAAAGACGCCATGCGGGAATATCAGCGTACCTACCAGAAAGCCAGACGGAGACGGATCCGTGGTGGTGATCCTGTATCTACGCTTCGGGAGGCAGCCTTTGCCATTGGGGACTTGCAGAAAAGGATCGAGAGGTTGGAGGGGATTGTGCTGAATCTGGCGAGTGAGGAGTCCAATGAATAAATATGTTGTATGCCATATAGAAGAACCAACTCCTTATGACCACTGAACGCGGCGGGCGGCCCTATAAAGACGCTGAGATAACCGATAACTTCAATGTTTTAAAGAAGGGTAGTCTGACTGGAAGACAGATAGCGGCGGCTAAACGGATGGCTCTGGCCAAGAAGGCCGAGGAGAATGCCAAGTTCCGTGAACTTACCCTGGCTAAAGTTAGGCTTGAGAAACTCAAGAAGACCCAGGAGAATGCTTTGAACCGCCTACAGAATGACATTACTGGGACCGAGACAATCCTGAAGAAAACCTTGAAGACAGCCAAAGTAGATCCAGAGATTGACACCGATCTTCCACCTTCCAACCCCAAGGATATTGATGATGAGAAGTCTGCCCAGCGCATGCTTCAAGACATGAGGTATGCATACCGCAATGCCATAGGGTCGTCAGGGAAGAAGGGCCGGGCACGGCTTGTTGAGATGATGGAAGATGACAGTGTGTTTAAATTTGCTATTAAGGAAATGCTTAAGGTAGACACGGCAATTCTTACCACTAAAATCAGAGCTAAAGAGGATGACGGCAAGGGTAGCCATATTGCCCAGCATAACTTCTTTGTAGTTTTGAAAGGTTTAGAAGACGAAAAGAAATATATGGTGGCTGGCGGGGAAGACAAAACCATAGACATGAAGCAGATTACCCGGGCCATAAATCCGGAAGAGAATAATTATGAGGCTGACGGGGTTGATGAGGATGATAACAGGGGAAGGAATGACGCTCCGGAGATGCTTTTAGGCCATGGAAATAGTGAGGACGATAGAGACGATAGAGACGATCGAGACGATAGGCGAAATAATACGGAAAGTCTTATGGAGGGATGGTAAATGAGTGTACAGGCTATACAGGCAATTGAATGTAAATTTCAAGATCACGTTTTCCATTTCGCTGAGACCTCCCAGGCCCGGGAGATCATGAACGAGATATTTTCTGATAATTACCACGTCATCCAGTCTGGTCTCGTCCTGCCTGTCGGTTCCGTTATCCTGGATATCGGAGCTAATGAAGGCATGTTTTCCATCCTTATGTCTCACCTCTACCCTGAATCCCGGATTATTGCCCTGGAACCTGTACCCCGAACCTTCTTTGTTATGGTTGGAAATGTGGGCCGTAATGGATGTGGGAATATTGAGTATTATAATGTTGGGATAGGAAAACCAGGCCAGCACATCCTGAAGTTCAACGTGAACAAGGACGGCAAGTCGGGAGGCTCCTCCGCCTGGGACACCGTAAATGAGGGGCATACTATGATATCCACGGCGTGCATATCCCTGGACGAGGCATTCCATAGTTACCATATAGACAAAGTCGGGTTACTAAAGTGTGACATTGAGGGCGGCGAATATGATGCCTTTTATCCCTGTACCGTGATGGACAGGATAGAGAACCTGGCAATTGAGATCCATGCCAACATGAGGATTGAATGTGAGTCCTGGAGACCGGAAGCTTTGATGTCCTGGCTGAAGAACCGGACGAATTTGATTTACGTTGGATATTGTCGAATGGCAGAATAACTTTCAAAGGAGGATAGTGTTATGAACTTCGGATATGCATTAAAGGTACTTAAGGAAGGTTGCAAGGTACAGAGATCTGGATGGAACGGCAATAAAAGAGTGTATCAATCTTTTATTCCGAAAAATAGAGATCCGGTCATATTTGAAGGATTATGCTACATACTGCTTTCGGACGGCAGCTCAGACTGACATTCTGGACGACGATTGGAGCATCATATGTCCCAGACCATGAATATCACCATCCAGAAATGGACGCCCCTTCCTCACGGCAGAATCAAGATTAAGATAGCCGAAGCCCACTTCAATCCCGATACCATAAATCATGAAGGCAAGGTTTATGATGTGGTAAACAGATATGGCCGTGGTCGGATGATAGTAAAGGAAGGGAAGGTGAAGGAGTAAAATTGGCTGACGAACTTAAACCTTACAATGTCCTTTTTGATTATTCTGACGTCCCCACTATTCGAAAATTTGCAAATGACAATACTCGGATTCGGTGCATTATGGGTCCTTTTGCCTCAGGAAAATCAAGCGGTTGTGTAATTGAAATCTTTTCGCGTGCTCAGAATCAGAAACCTGGACCTGACGGCGTTAGACGTTCCAGGTGGGTGGTGGTAAGAAATTCTTATTTGCAGCTCAAAGATACGACCATCAAAACTTTTCATGACTGGTTCCCCCCTAAGATTTTCGGGGAATGGCGTATTACCGATCATAGCTATTTATTTACCAAATTAGTTCCATATGGGGTTCATTTAGAAGTAATGTTTCGAGCATTGGATAGACCAGATCAGGTATCCAATCTCCTGTCTCTTGAAGTTACAGGAGCTTGGTTTAATGAGGTGCGTGAAATTCCCTGGGCAATTGTTGAAGCTATGGACTCTCGTATCGGACGTTACCCTTCTAAACGGGATGGAGGTCCATCCTGGTACGGGATGATTATGGACACAAACCCGCCTGATGAAGACTCAACTCTTTATCGTATAGCGGAGAAGACAAAACCAAATAACTTTAAGATGTTCAAGCAGCCTTCCGGTCTTTCGGTTCATGCTGAGAATATCAAGAATATTCCGGTAAAGAATTATTATCAAAACCTTGCTGTAGGGAAGCCGGAAATGTTTATTCGTATCTACATCCACGGTCAATACGGCTACCTGGTCTCCGGTAAGCCCGTGTTCCAGAGTTTCCGGGACAATGTGCATGTGGCCCCGCGAATACTTGAACCCATGAAAAATATCGACGTGTTGATAGGATTTGACTTTGGTTTACAGCCGGCGTGTACTCTAGGCCAAATTACCCCTCTTGGCCAGATCAGAATCCTCGATGAATTGGTGTCTGATGGTATGGGGCTCAGGCAATTCTGTCAGAATCAGCTTCTGCCCTTGCTCCGCACCAAATACTTCGGTATGAACATCATGGGGTTTGGCGATCCTTCCGGTACCTCTCGTTCCCCTACTGATGAGACAACTTGTTTTGATATCCTCCACTCCCCTGAAATCGGGCTTACCAATATCGTTCCGGCCACTACCAATGCCATTCTCCCGCGAGTCCAGGCGGTGGAGAATTACCTGAACAAGATGGTTGGCGGCGACCCCGGCTTTGTCCTTTCCCCGAACTGCAGGTTCCTTCGTAAAGCCATGAACGGGGCCTATCACTACGACAAGGATCCAAAAGGATCCGGCGACGAGTTCAAGCCTATGCCCGTGAAGAATTTCGCATCCCATTGCGCCGATTCCTTAGAAATGCTGTGCCTTTACATCGAAGAGAAGCAGGAATATGATAGGCAGCGAAAATCTTTCCTTGCGCAGTTTCAAAAAAAAGACTATGCTCCTGCGTCAAGAATAGCTGGGTACTGAAACATGAAGATTTGTACGAAATGCGGTATTGAGAAAGAGCTATCACTTTTCACCCGTAATAAAAAATCCGGTGATGGTAGTGGAGCGATATGTAAGCAGTGCGATAGTAAACGGGGATGTGAATATGCGAAAGCACATCCTGAACAACGCCGAAGGGCGTCAAATAACTGGCATCAAATGCATGTGGAGAAGCACCGAGATAGAACACAAAAATATATACAAACACATCCGGATTACCTTCGCAAGTGGAGGGCGGAAAACCCAGAGCAAGCTAAACAATCCAATAAATTTCATAATGATAAGAAGCTTACTACCCCCGAAGGAAGGTTGCGTAATCGAATTTCATGCGCCCTACGGAGATCAATCCGGGAAAATAAGCAAGGAAGACATTGGGAACACTTAGTAGGATATACTTTAAAGGATTTAAAGAAACATATTGAAAAACAATTCTCTACTGGTATGTCTTGGGAACGATTTCCTGAAATTCATATCGACCATAAAATCCCTCTTTTAGCTTTTAATTTTTCGCATCCAGACGATCCAGATTTTAAAAAAGCGTGGGGATTAAATAATCTTCAGCCATTGTGGTCGGCGGATAATCTTTCTAAGGGGCCGAAGTTACAAACTCCCTTCCAACCATCATTGCAATTAGGAGGATAGATAAATGCCCGAGGACGTCATCCAATCAGCATTTAACAAAAAAGAAAGAAATTCGGAGGTGATGGCGTCGTTTGGGTATAGATTAAATAACCAATTTTTTATTAATAAAGCCCATCGTAGGGCAAAAGAACTTACTTGGTTGGAGGATCTTCGGTCGTACAAAGGTTTGTATGACCCCACGGTCAAAATCGAAGATGGCAACTCCCGCGTCTATCCCAAGATCCCTCGGTCCAAAGTCAATATTGTCTTGTCGCGTCTCCATCAGATGTTGTTCAGCGATAATGACAAAAACTTTGAATTCCTTACTACTCCGGAACCCAAAATTGCCCGTGATGTCGTAATGCAGATCGCCATGGGGCTTGTAAAGCAGGGGGAAGACGGCGTTCCCATTCTCCCCACCGAACCTGAGCTGCAACTAGCCATCAAGAAATATGCCGATGAGCGAGTTAAGGCAATGTCCATTGTAATCGACGATCAGCTTACCGAGATGGACTACCCGGAAGAGACCAAGAAAGTCTTAAGAAGTGGCCTGATGTACGGCACGGGAATCATGAAAGGCCCCCTGGTGGGTAAGCGAACCAAGCGTAAATGGCTGCCCTCTGCTACCAATTCTATGGAGTATGACGAGCAGGAAACCTCTGAAGATGTTCCCGACCTCCAATTCACCCGTATCTGGGACTGGTATCCTGAAATGTCCGGTACTGAGATCGAGAAAATGACTGGGACATTTGAGCGGCACGTAATGTCAAAACACGATCTTCGTGGCCTCATGAAGCGTGAAGATTTCTATCCTGACATTATCGAGCAATACCTTATCGACCATCCCGACGGTGACTATGCCCCTGAGAACTGGGAGGTGGATCTTCAGGTCATTGAACTTCAGGCGGGCGGTGACCAGGGCGAAAAAGGATTCAGTACCGTATCGACTGGTTCGACTGACTCTCGCAATACCGGAACATCTACCCAGCTTGGCAAGAAGTATGTGGGTAAGGAATACTGGGGCTATGTGGATGGATCCGACCTTACTGCATGTGGGGTGGAAGTTCCAGATGTCGAACTTGAATACTGCGCGTGTGTATGGCTGCTGGGAAATAAAGTTATTAAATCTGCTCTTTATTCCGGCGCTCTCGATATGTATAAGGTATTCTATTATGAAAAAGATGAAACCAGCATATTCGGGGAGGGGTTGATCAGGGTCATGAGGGGAAGTGCATTGGCTACAGCAGCGGCGGCCCGGATGGTGCTGGACAATGGGGCCGTATGCGCAGGACCAAATGTCGAAGTAAATTGGTCACTTATGACGCCAGGGACGGATTTAACCTCGTTCTATGCTCGCAAGATATGGTTCCGGGAGGGTAAGGGGGTTGATGCGCAATACCCCGCTCTTCGTGTTTACAATATCGATTCGCATATTGAGGAACTCATCAAAATCATCGAACTCTTCAAATCCTTTGGCGATGAGGAAACCACACTTCCTACCTGGATGATCGGCCAGCAGGTAAACAACGAAACCGCCCAGGCCACTTCAGGTCGTAATGCCACCGTCCTGGTCTCAATTAAGGACATCGTCAAGAACTTCGACACCTTCACCGAACACGTGATGCGCGACATCTACGCCTGGAACATGGAATTTAATCCACGTCAAGATATTAAGGGGGACTTCAAGTGCAAGGCCCGAGGAGTGTCCAGCCTTGTCATGAAGGAAATTCGGATGCAAAGTTTGCAGCAGTTAAATTCTATCCTTACGCCAGAGCAAAGGGATTTTATTCCGGAAGGGGATATGATTAAAGAGTTGTTTTCTGCGCATGACCTTGATATTACCTTACGAACACAAGAAGAGGTGGACAAGATCAGGGAGGCCAGAGAGCAGTCCGCGATGAATCAGCTCCAAATAGAGATGGTCAAGAGTGACATACAGAAAAATAAAGCTCAGGCATTATCTCTACTTACGAAGGCAAAGGACAAAAATATCGACGCTCAAATTAAAGCCAACACTCCGATAGAACAGCCCGAAGGTTCTGATCCTCGACTTACGGAAGAAGAGATTGCCCTTCAACATACGGAGAGAACGGGGAAGGAGGCCGAAATAAGACGTCAAGAAGAGCAACATGCCTTGGATATGCAGCATAAACAGGAAGATCATGGGATGAAATTAGCGGTAGGTACTACAAAAGTGGCCCACGAGATTGCGAATAAGGGTAAAATGGTCAATCATGCCTTAGAGATGAAGGGTAAGATGACCGAGGCGGCCATTAAACAGAAGAAAATGGATCCAAAGTCAAAAGTGACTGCAAAAAAGGCTAAGTAATGCCCATAAAAACTTGTACGAAATGCAAAATTGAAAAGACTTTCGAGGATTTTCACCATCATAAAGAGGGGAAGGACGGTCTTTTCAGCCGTCATTATTAATTTAAGGAGTCCTCATGTTATCATCCCAGGAAAAAGCGGCCATAATCACCGAGATCCACAACGCCCTTCATCTCCCTGCCATTCAAAATGTTCTTAAATTCATTGACGTGCTAATCCAGGAGGCCAGGGTGGAGAACGACACCGCAGATCACGACAATGTGCTCAGAAACCAGGGCGCGATTGCGGGATTCAATATTCTATCTGACTATATCAAGCGGGGGTTGCCGCCCGTTGGATTGGGGGTGTAATAAATAAATTTGCATATGGCTGAAACCAAGAGTATAATGCCAACCATAATGATTGAAGTTCGTTGCGTTAAGTGCGGGAGGTTACTTTTAAAAATAGATTCAAAGTTCCTTAAACTGGAGGCAAAATGCCCAAAATGTAAATATATTAACCATTATTAAGAGTCTTACGAAGACCAATAACCCCCATGAGTCATTCGATGGCCGCCAAGGATTTATTTCCTTAGGCAGCTTTTTTATTACACTATTTTGAAAGGAGCAAGGTTTTATGCCAAATCCAGTAGCCCCGGCCCCTATGACCGAGGAAGCCAAGATCGCAGAAGGTATTGCAGCGGAAGGGTTGGCATCTGAGGAGTTCGATAGTGCGTTCTCTGAGGCGGCGGCAGTTCCCGAGCAGGCTGAGTTAATTCCAGCCGACGATCCCAAGAACTTCAAGGAAGAGGAAGCCCCCGCTATTCCCACGCCGGAAATCACCCCGGTAAGTGAAGTGGCTCCGGTAACCCCGCCTGACCCCGCTCTTCAACAACCCGGCGAATCAGACGAGAAATATGAGCAGCGTTACAAGACACTCCAGGGCATTTTCAGCCATGATAAAGAGACTTGGAAGCAACGTGAAGCCGAACTACTCGCCCAACTGGAAGCTGCAAAGACCACTCCCGTTTTACCCATTCCAACTGATACCAAGAAAGCCGAATCCGCCGCATTCATCGACAGCCTTACTGAAGAACAGAAGGCCCAGCTTGAAGAATACGAGCAGGACTTTGACGTGGTATCGAAAATGGAAGGGCTCAAGCGAAGTCAGGAACTCGGTAAGTTAAGATCCGAAGTGGAAGCATGGAAGTCCGACGTTCTTTCTCAGCTAACAGCCCAGGCGACCCAGGTTGCCCCGGCATTGGCAATGGCGGAGGAAAACGAACTTAACGCCCACTTCAATCTTATCAAGTCCGGGTATCGGTTGGAAGACGGCAGTATAGTCTCCGGCCATTCCGACTTCGAGAGGTACAGGGACGACGGATCCCTGAAAGCCTGGGTCGAGTCCAAACCCTCCTATCTGCGTCCTGCCTTGGAAAGGGCCTATGCGGAAGGAACGGCCATGGACGTAATCGACCTGGTCTCTGATTTCAAGCGTGAAAACAATATCCAATCAACCCCTAACACCCCAGACAATGTGCTTACCATGCCGATCAATCCCGCCCGTGCGGCCAAGAAAGCGGCCCTCACGTCAGTAACAACTAAACGTGGGGCTGTGAATATCTCGTCAGCCCAGGCGACCGACTATGATAGCGCGTTCGATGAGGCCGTAAATAAGTAAGGAGGAAAAGTATTATGCCTATAACAAACTACGGTGATATTTCACCCCGGACCGCCGCCTATATCGTAGTAGAATTACTTAAACGCGCCATGCCCGTGCTAGTCCTGGAGCGGTTTGGTCAGGCCAGGTCGCTCCCCGAGAACTCCACCCAGTCCATGAAGTTCCGGCGGTACAATGCGCTGGCCACAACGGGCACTCGCTTGACTGAAGGTGTGACTCCGGCGGGCAAGAAATTGACCAGTTCAGATGTCACGGCTCAATTGTATCAAGATGGGGATTTCATTGAAATTACTGACATGATTGCCGATACACACGAGGATGCGGTGCAACATGAGTCTATGGGAATCGTTGCAGAGCAGGCGGCAAAAGTCACGGAGATCAATCGGTACAATGTGCTCAAGGCATGCCTTAACGTTTTCTATGCCAATGCCGTAGCAGGCCGCTCGTCCGTTGTGGCTGTAATTGCCCGTGCCGATGAGCGCCGGATCGTCAAGGCCCTGGAACGTCAGGAAGCTCAGCACATTACCAGTATCGTGAAGTCTACCCCGTCTTTTAACACCGAGTCCATCAACCCGGCGTTTGCTGCAGTTAGTCATAGCGATTTGCAGACCGATATCCGCAGTATGACGGGTTTTACCCAGGCCAAGGACTATGGCGCCATGCCGAAGTGGGAAACGGAAATCGGGTCGGGTGAAGATGTGAGATATGTTAAGTCTACCATCTTCACTCCCTATAACGATGCAGGATCTGCGACCACAACGGGCAAAGAGACCGCAACGGGTGTGGGTTGCGATGTCTACCCCGTCATGTACTTCGGGCGTGACGCATACGGCATCATTGCTCTGAAGGGTAAGTTTGCCATTACCCCGATGGTCTTGAATCCAGGCACTCCGAGAGGTGGAGATCCCTTGGGGCAAAGAGGCAGCATCGGATGGAAAACCATGCAAGGTACTGTTATCCTTAATGATCTCTGGATGGCGGTGTGCGAGGTTGCGTGTTCATCCTGAAAAGTTTCCTTGACTTTTAGCTACTTACGTGTTATGACCCCTTTCAAAAGCGTGTACGAAAGGGGAAGAAAATGGCTAAATTCAAGGGAGCGATTCTCAGTTGTAAAGAGTGCGGGAAAGAGTTTAAGGTTCCACCAGTCCGGAGTACGACAGCAAAATATTGTTCTAAGGAATGCGCAGATGGTCATAGAGGCCCCCATATTGATAAAGTTGAAAAGACTTGCTTACGATGCGGGGTCGTATTTTATTCCCATCCTTGCCACGCCGAAAGAAGAAAATTTTGCTCGTATGAGTGCGCAAATCTTGCTGCCGTTAAAGAGGAGACTCGATTTGCCAAAAGTGTGGTTTTGATGGCAACGGATTACATATCCATCATAAAGAGATTCGTAGAAATGGTGGAGAGGATGCAGAAGATAACCTTGTTACTTTTTGTAACCCCTGTCATGCTAAATTACATGGACGGCCAAAGGGCAGCGTAAATAATTCATTCCGGCCCCATGCCTATCCCTGCTTGGGGGCCACTGACTGACTAAGACGGGGACAACCTTTTAACTTACGGAGGATTTAAACATGGCTTACAAAAAATTTGATGACCCGGCAGTTAAGGTCTCCCAGGCTGCCGCAAGAGGCAACGATGCTTTTTGGGAAGATGCCAAGCGGCGTGCGCTTCAGGCTATAGCAAATAGAGTGGTTGGAAGCACTGCTGGCGGTACTGCTGGAACCGGATATTTACATCTCGCTGGTTGTGGAACTGGCGCGACTGCCGGGCTAGCGATTGGGAATACTTTGGTTGTAGAAATCAATGGAGTGTATTCTACCTGCATTGCTCAAGACAACCTTGAATTTCCAAACTACGGAACCATAGGAACGGCAGCGTCCAGCCAGGTAATGAAGTTCCTGATCTCTACTGCGGCTGGTACTTCCGGTACTGTAACTGGACCGGGGAATATCGTTACCTTAAGTGATTATACCACCACTGCATTGGCAATTGCTGCTGCTAAACTTCCTGAACTTCCTGCCGGTCATTGTGCGCTCGGCTGGGTGTCTCTGGTTACTCCCGTAACGACCGCTGTAGTCATCGGGCCAAGTCGGAAGACTGGCACAACCGGAGGCACTGCTTCATTCACCAACTTGGTGCGGATGCCTTATGATGGGTAATCGGCAGTAGCTTTTTATTAACTATTGGCGGGAGTAGTAACGTAATTGACAGTGAACCTCCCGCCCCCAACCTTTAAGACAGCGAGGAATTTATGCCTAGACAACAGTCAAACGCAGAGAAGGCAAAGTATTTTATCTCCCCGATAGGTCATGTGCGGGACAGGATCATTATCCACGAATCCCCGGATTTCCCCAAAGAGGGCTTGTCTCTGGGACTCAATGGCTTCCACTTTCTTGCCAAACCCGGCGTGGAGATTGACATTCCGCGTCCCGTTCGCAAGATGCTGGATACCAGGCTCTATACCACGTTAATCCAGGGCCAGGATGGTGTAATCTACACCCGCAATATCCCGAAGGTCTCCTATACGGTGATCAGGGAGAACGTGGGTGAGGATGGTGATGCAAATATTCCCGCTCCGGAGGTTATAGCGGGATCCAAGTCCCTCGGTATGATCCCTGATACGGATTTCTCCGAATAGGAGGATGCCATGACCGGCCAGGAAATGGTAACCTACTTACGGGAGAACATTCTTGACGATGCCGTTGTACCGTATTCGTGGACTGATGCCGAACTTTTGCGTAATCTAAATTATGCTGAAGTTCAGGCATGTCGGCGTGGTCACTTAATTATAGATGCAACTACTGTAGATGATAACGGAACAGCGGCTACGGCAGGCACTTTAGGTCAAAAACCTTTATGTGTCCTGTCTATCATCGCTAACCGGGCTGTTTATAATCTGTCTCCTAAGATCCTTCAGGTTCGTCGCATCCAGTTAATGTCCATGTCGTATGCGCTTCCTGGCCCCAAAATGTACCCTGAAGTAGATGAGCTTTTGTATGACTGGTGGGGAACAGCAGGCACACTAGGCACATCAGGCACTTATTCTACAGCGGGAACTTCTGGCACTGTTTCAGTTTCAGGAACTGGTGGTCATCCTGACTTCTGGTTAAACGAACCGGGGAATACGATTACATTCGTCCGGGCTCCTTCTCAGAACGATGTGGCTGCCCTGATAGTTTCCCGTATCCCACTTACTCCATTTACTTTAACCACTTCTCCTGAAATTGAGGAAAAGTATCATGAAGGTCTAATGGACTGGGCTGCTCACCTGGCTTTCAGGAAACCCATGGAGAAGACCATAAATCTTAATCTGGCCAAATATTACGAAGATCAGTTTATTGCACAGTTTGGTCAGTTGCCGGACGCTTACAGAGAGCGCATGGTAAGAACACTGGCGCAAAACCAAAGGATGAGGCCAAGAGTTTTTGGATCCTAGGCCTCAAAGTTACAATTACGTTGAGTTTTACATTCACCCCTCAAAATGGAGGAAATTTACGATGGCAATACTCAGAATAAAGAAGCTCATTGAAGATCTCGAAAACAACACTACCTTAGTACTCGGCAACGTTAACAAAGTAGCTCAGACTGCGGGCATAGCAGCTACTGCAACCTTGGCCGTTTTCGCCACCTCATCCGGTAATTCAGGGACTGCTCTCAAGGCTACATCAGCAGGTCAAGCAGGGACATCTTATATTGCACTCTATGGTTCTGCTGGTACGGGTGCGTTGCCTTAAACAACTCACGATTATATTTCTAGGGTCAGTGATTTTCGGGGCCGGCCATGCGGGGTCGGTAACGACTACCTGGCCTTAGAAGCTTAAAAGTGTACTTAAAAGTGTACTTAGAAGTGTAATTAGCAGTACATTTACTTTGGCAATATCAAAGGAGGCCAGTCATGGCGCGAAAGATAGTTACAATCCCAATTTGGAAAAGCCAGGCCTTAAATCCCGGCGACGTTGCAACTTCAGATGTTATAGATCTTCGGGAGGATTCGGGTAATGGAATATTTTCATTATCATCAACCCCTGTTGCCGGTACTGCTGGAACTTGTGGAACAACTGTTTTTACCTATTCAGGTTGTTCTACCCGTAATGGAACGTATGTAACTCCGGCCTCTGCGGTGGCAATTGGGACTTCAGGCACCGCTAACACTGGTGGCGACATCTTTTCCTTTAACCCCGAACCTATGCCTTTTATGAAAATTATAGCTACCCAGACAGGCGCGGCGGGCAAGGATAGCAAGATCACGGCAGAGTTAAATATCCAGTAAGAAGGTGACTGCAGAATAAAACAGGAGCCGGCAAATGGCAAGAGTTCCCCCGTTAGGTTGGGATAAGACTAGAAAAATAAGCGATCTTATCGATGCCGTATCGAATCGCATTACCGTTGTGGAGGATAAATATGTTAGAGTACTCTGGTTTGAACAGATTAATTCAGGAACAACAGGTACAGTCACCCCTCCCGCAGGAGCAACCATTGTCCTTGATCAGTGGGCCGCAGGAATCGACGCCGTCACTTCAACAGTCACGTCAGGACAAAGACCAGATTTTATATCTGCTAAAACTGCTGCCGGGGTTATTATCACAATTACAATGGATGCAAGTGGGAATTGGACTATCTCTGGCGCTCCATCTGCTTATCCCATTGCTATACTTTATGTTTATCAGGTAACGTTATTAAATTTTGATCGAACCTATACTTTGGTTGAAGAAGAAGTTACCCAGGCGACGGGACCTACTTCTACCCCGACATTCTCTTCAGTAACTCTTACATCTGGCGCTGGCGCAGGAAAAGCTTTGGTATCAGATGCTAATGGATTGGGAACTTGGGGCATTGCAGGGACGGCATATTATGCACAGTCAGCAGGCCAGTCTGGAACATCAACTTATGCTTTATCAGCCGGGAATGCTGGGACGGCATCCCTGGCTTCATCTGCATCTACTGCAGGCATCGCAGGAACTGCTTCGTATGCAACCACAGCATCTATTGCTGGTACATTGGGTACTAACGGCGCCCTCGGCACCCCTTCCAGCGGGACGTTGGATAACTGTACCACAGATTCTGCTGCTGATAACGACAGCACCACCCAACTGGCCACGACCGCCTTCGCCAAATCCGAGGACGCTGTCCTCCATCGTGAACCTGATCAGGCTGTCAACCTGACCGCTGGGGCGATAGCAGCGATGAGCGTTCCACATGATACAAGGTTTACCAATACTACCAATAGCTGTGGCGGTGCTTATCATCGTGCCTTGCCCTCATGGACACCGGCAGTGAACCAGATCATTTACCAGAAACTGGCTGGTGGAGCAGGAGAGCAGGTTGAGATAGTAGCGACAACAGGGGCGATTAAGCTGACTCTCAATGCCACCGTTTACACTTCTGCTATCCCTGGCGGCGGCGCGGCATCTAGTCTTCTTGCAGGTTCAAAACATAGAATCTCATGGTATGCTTCCGTAGGCGCCACTCAAACTACAGTAACTTTCTACGTTGATGGTGTTCTATTAAGTTCACCCGCAGCACAGAACAATGTCGATCTTACCAACACCGCAACCGCTTATATCATGGGGACGTCAGCTGCGATGTATGCTGGGAAGGATTACGGAACATATGCTTACAATAGGGCCTATACAGCCGCAGAGGAAAGATTAGAGTATCTGGAGGGTGTCAACTTCGCTGACATGGGAGGGAGTCAGACGGCAGTTGCATCAGATACGGATTGGACAGGAGCGACAGGCGCTACCCCTCCAACTGGATGGAATGTCCAAAATGCAGGTACGTTTACTATAGTTAGCGATGCTTTGGAAATAAAACGAGATGCTGTTAACAGCCCGTATATTTCTAAATCTGCGGTCACCACAATAGTAGGCAAAAGATATCGGTTTAGTTTTGCGTTTAAAAATGTAGATGCTACGCAAGTTGGAATTGGATTAGGCACATCGGTAGGAGGGGTTGAATATAGTAATTGGAGTAATACAACAACTTCATGGGTGACAGTAGATTATGAATTTACAGCGACAACAACGACGACGCATTATTATCTTATAGCATCTACATCGACAGGTACTCAATCGGGGCTATTTGATACTGTCTCTCTCACCAAAACCGGCGCCACCCTAGCCCTAGAATCCGATTCGATTATGCCGGATAGATGGATTGACCGAGCGAATGGTAATCATGCTGTTTACCCTGTATCTGGATCAAGCCTTACTCGACATTGGCAAATGAATGATTTGCAAGCGGCAGCGAATAATGCAGCGGCGGCAGGGCTTACTGTCCCCGTGCCAGTCGGGGGGCTGTACCGCACCAATGCGGACCCCTCGGTGATTTGCGTAAGGACTGCATAATGCTTGACAAGCATAAAGGAGCCCACATGAAAATACTAACCCCCATCCTCCTCACTCTCGTCACCCTTTCCTGTGCCTCTCTCCATCACCAGCCCTATTCCACAGGAGACATTTACAGGGAGATAGCGGTACAAACTTTAAACATTATGGACTACGCCTCGACTGATAAGATCCTTGGAGATCATCCTACTCTAGTCATGGAAGCGAACCCGCTTCTCGGTTCAGATCCAGGTAGGAACAAACTTATGGCTGTGGGAATTGGGACCGGCTTGCTCCACGGTATAGTCAACCACTACCTTCCAGCCCGATATAGGCCCTACTGGCAATGGCCCTTTATCATTATCAAGGCCGGAGTGGTAGGCAATAACTACCACATTAACGCAGGGATACAGTTTTGAGTCAGCCAATTAAATTGAGTAAGGAGTGATTTAATGAGTGAATCGGAAATATCAACGATACTTGCCTCACTGAACGAAATGAGGCGGGAAAGCGCAGATAATTTCAAGACTGTCTTTAACAAGATTGACGGCGTCTGTGAGAGAGTCAGCATATTGGAGGGGGATAAGATTGCTCGCGATGCTGTTACCCTTGTAGAAGAAAAGATCGAACTTAAAAAAATTGATTGGGGTAAAACTTTCGTGCGATCTGCTATGGCAGTCGCCGGGGTCGCGGGTATTGCTATACTGGCATTTTTATGGAAGATAATAATAGGCAGTGTTAA